AGACCGGTTGCGACTTATGGTCAGTGTGTCGGAGACATTGACCTGGTCCTCTCTGAGGACTCCACCCTGGTGGTAAGCCAAGACTGTGTCTGCCAACCCGAGGCTCGTAGGCAGATGTGGGTTGCGTGGAGGACGGGGTTGCCTGGCACGTGGTTGCCGGGGGTCCACGCAAACTGCTACCACAACGAAGTGGCCGCTCTGGTCAGGCGGTCGCTTGCTCCACTACCACGCGGACCTGATCCGGATCTAAGTTCGGGGGTCGTTGAGATTTACAACCGTCTTAATGTGCTCGCGGGCAGGTATCGGGGTTCACGTTGGGAGCTACTGGAAACGGCGCTGTCATACAGCGGTAGTCTAAGGCGCCGTTACATCGAGGCAGAGCGCAGTCTTAGAGAAGATGGTCCTCTTGAAAGAAAGGACTGGAGGCTCTCTGCGTTCTTGAAGGCTGAGAAGACAGGCGCTGCCAAGGACGCCAAACCTAGGATGATCTTCCCTAGATCGCCGAGGTTTAACTTGGTAGTTGCCTCTTGGCTGAAGCCGCTTGAGCATTGGTTGTGGGGTTTTCTCACCGCCAGGCGGCTCTTCGGTGGTTCAAACACCAGAGTTGTGGGAAAGGGGCTAAGTCCGACCAGGAGAGCGAATCTCATTGTTCGAAAGTTCAATGACTTCGAGGATTGCGTGGTGTTTGAGGTTGATGGTGCAGCTTTTGAGGCTCACGTGACCGAGAACCATGTGTCTAGGGAGCACGGTGTTTATAAACATGCTTATCCAGGTGACTCTGAATTGGCCTCTGTTTTGAACAAGCAAAAGTTCCAAGGGACAACCATGAATGGTGTGAAGTTTTCACGGAGGGGTGGGAGAGCTAGTGGTGATTTCAATACGGGCATGGGCAACACGCTAATTATGTTGGCTGTTACCTGTGGCGTGTTGAATCGGTACCAGATCAAGTACGACGTGCTTGTGGACGGTGACAATGCCCTAGTTTTCTTGGAACGCAAACACTCATCTGTGGTTATCGACAACTTTTACCATCATGTCCTAGACGCATCGGGTTTCGAGATGACTCTTGAAAAGCCTGTGTCATACATTGAGGGCATAAGATTTGGGCGTTCTGCCCCATTGTGGCTTGGCGACAAGTGGACAATGGTGAGGGAACCCTGGTCTGTGCTGTCTGGAGCCTA